TATCCATAAAAAATCCTTATTTGCCCACATATATGTAGTCAAATAAGGAAAAAGGGGAAAAAATTTTTCCAAAATCAAGTTAAAATTTCAGGCTCCGTGTCAGTAATAAGAATGGTATGTTCGCAATGTGCCGATGGATAGTTGTCTTCAGTACAAATAGTCCAACCATCATTTTTGATTACTATTTTTCCACTGCCTTTAGTAATCATGGGTTCAATCGCCAAAACCATCCCAGGCAGTAACGTTGTTAAGTTATTAGGGTCAGCACAATTAGGAATTTCCAAACCTTCGTGCAGTTGAATGCCTGTGGCATGACCACATAACCCATGCATAACATTATACCCATGTTGTTTGGCTAATTTATTAATAGCAGTACCAACATCATTGGGGGTATTATTTAATCTACAGGTTTTTATTCCTTCATATAAGCATTGTCTACAAATATCAATTAGATTAACATAACTTAACGGTTGTCGTTTTCCTGCAATTATTGTTTCTGCTGTATCTCCAATAAATCCATCTAACGTAACGCCAATATCAATAGAAACAATATCGGCTTCTTTTATTTTTTTAGTATTAGGAATTCCATGAACTACCTGTTCGTTAATAGAACAACATATAGATGCCGGGAAATTTTTATATCCCTTAAAAGTAGGAATACCACCTTTTGACCTAACAAAAAGCTCAGTTTTGACATCTATTTCAGCAGTAGTAATTCCAGGTTTAACCAAAGAAATAGCAAATTTTAAAGATTCGGAAGCAAGTTTCCCTGCTTTACGAATTCCTAAAATTTGCTCAGGGGTCTTAACAAAATTTGTTGAATTCAAATTCATCTATCACCATTATTGTCTAACATTTGTATTAATTCATCAATATCTTTTTGAGAATCTTCAATTTGCTCTTCAATAAACAATACCAAAGAAGCATCTACACTAGAAATCTCGTCAAAAAACTTTCTTTGCTCTGTGTAGTTTCTTACTACATTCATTTCCATATCAAGAGCCTGATATAAAATACCTATTGAGCCTGATCTTAAAGCAAATGATTCATCGGTCAACTTAGGAATAGCGATAGGTGTACCACCATATGATCTAATTTTATGAGCAAATTGTGAAATATGATTGAATTCACCAAGAGCATGGTTTTTGAAAAATTCAACAAGATATGCTCGTTCTATTCCTTTTACCATATGAGAAGCGTGCATGTAAAACAACATATGCTGATATTCATTCTCTAAATCAGCATTTAGTAAATTGATAACTTTTTCTCTTAATATTTGATCTTGTAACAAAATTTTCTCCAAATAGAACTTTACATTGTTTAATCGTCAAAAAACAAAATAAACATTAAATTTTATGGAGGAGTAATCAAATCTCCGGATTGTAAAACATAAGGTACAGATGCTTGAACTGCAGCAGTTGTATCTGTTCCGGTAGTGTAAGAATATGTCGTTTTCATAGCTAAATCACCAGCAACAGCACCAGCATTATATTCAATATCCGAAGTTACTTGATTAGTACCGTTAATTACTCTCTTGTGGAATTTGTATTGGTTAGATCTACCAGCCATCAATTCCCAATCTGTTCTTGGAGTAGTCGATAGTCCAAGACGAGTTAAAACCCATGCTTCTGTAGATTCGTCTACATCAACCAAACAAGCTAATGAATTTGTATAGGTTCGTGAATTTGCCACTGTATGCCTATCAAAATAAGATGGCATTTCTCTAACGGGAGCTTTTAAATTAAATCCAAATGCTTGCTCTGCTGATGTTGGCGATTCGCCTGCTGCGGGCGTATTGTTGATGTATACCTTAAATCCATTCATTGAATAAGGTAAAGGTTCTTTGGCTGAAATTACCAATCTAGTATATTCACTAGAAGCAGTAAAAATTCCTGAAAAAGATGCTTGAGCATTTAAAATATCTGCTACTTGAAGTGCCGTATAAATTCCTGGTGTAAATGAATAGTGGAATTTTGCGTAATCTTTGCCACTATTTAATGACCAAGAAATAGCAAAATTAATATACGTACTTAAATCATATGGTTCTACATTCCACGCTATCATTCGAGTGGAATTATTTTTATTTGGCCCAATTACAAAATCTAATTGTTGCCCTGCATCGATCAACATAACACCATGATATTCATGTTCAAATGGATTTTGATAAAAAGACATTATTACTTTCCTTCAAATTTTATAAACAATCTTATTTAATTAAGATAGCGAAATCCCAAAATTGACGGAAGATATTAATGGCATCACTTTGGACAGATTTATATAAATCATTCACTAGAATGTTTTCAAGCGATTCGGTAACCGCTTTAGATGCTCGTAAAGAAGCAATCGGTGCAGGAATAGTACAACCTGATGGAATGCCAGACCTTAGAGGAGGAGATGGTTTTTGGTCAGGTGGCAGAGCCCAATTTAGAATTAGCAACGATTTTATTGATTTACAATCAGTAACCAATCGAGCTGCACGTTATCGAGAATATGTTAGACTATTAAGTGTCCCGGAAGTTGACATGGCTTTAACCGTATATGCGGATGAAGCTTGTTTAATTGGTTCAACAAAAGTATCCACGCCACTTGGTATGTTTACTTTAAAACAATTAACAGAAATGCATAAGCCTGGAGATAGGTTTATGGTCTATGCATTTGACCAAAGTGCAAATGATTGGACTATTGGTTGGGCACATACACCTAGAGTGGTAAAAGAAGCAAATGTTATAAGGGTGATGCTAGACAATGGCGGAACCTTCCAATGCACCCCTGACCACAGGATATTATTGAGAAATAACACATGGAAAGCGGCGGGAGATCTACAAGCAAATGATGAATTGATGCCTTTCTATCGTGTTAATCCAAGAACCAGTCCGCACCTTACGGTTAGAAAAGGACTATTCCCTAGATTATTATCTTTGAAAAAAGGATGGATACATGAACGGCAATTAATTGATGAATGGCGTCATCGTACTCCATTAGAAAAATATAAAATTTGTAATCACATGGCTCGCCTATGTGCGTCTGGACTTAAGTTTAAGCAAGCTACCCAAGTAGCTGGTCTTGATATTGATACTTGTAAGGCAAGAATTAGAAATTGTGGTTTTACATGGTATGAATTTAGAAAATTAAAAGAAAATAGAGACAGACGAAGAGTTTTGAATATTCACAATGTTTATCAACCTAAAAAGGTTTACGACCTATCGGTTGATCAATATGAAAATTTCGCTGGTGAACATGTTTGTTTTCATAATTGCCAAATTGGTGAAAATGGACATATGTTTGATATTAAGTGTCAAGATCATGAAGTACTAGAAGAAGCAAAATATGCTTCATTTGACCTTTGGGACATGGAAGCTACATTATGGAGTGATTTTAAAAATCTTTGTTTGATGGGAGATTTGTTTTGGGAAAACATTATCTTAGACGATCAACCAAGCAAGGGTATTATTAAAGTTAACACACTACCGGCAGATTCCATGTATCGCATCGAAACTGTTAAGGGAAAAGTATTGGAATTCCAACAATCCAAAGAAGGAATGGATATAGAGGCGTTAAAAAGAGGTCCAATTACATCTTCAACTCCTTTAGATATTTCTCAATCTACGGCAATTAGATTTGCTCCCGAACAAATTGCTCACGTTAGATTAAACGAAGACAGAAAAACCTTTTACCCCTACGGTGTTGCAGTAGTTGAACCGGCAAGAGGTCCGGCACATCAATTACGACTTATGGAAGACTCTGTGTTAATTTATAGACTAACACGTTCGGCGGAAAGAAAGGTTTTCTATGTAGATGTTGGAGGAATTGCTCCAGCAAGAGTTGAGGCATTTATGGATAGATTTAAAGATCAATTCCGTAAAAAGAAACTTCATTCTTCTCGTTCAGGATTAGGTGGAGCATCTGCGGTTGAAGAAAGATGGGCACCACCTTCACTAGAAGAAGATTATTTCGTTCCAATTAGACCAAATACTCAAACTAGAATTGATACTCTTCCGGGAGCAAGTAATCTAGGTGAAGTTGGGGATTTAAAATACTTCTTAGATAAATTGTTTTTATCTTTAAATTTTCCAAAATCTTATGCTAATCAAGAAGATGTAGCTCAAACAAGAGTAAGTTTAAGTAGTAAAAACTATCAATTTGCTAGACAAATTGAAAGACTTCAAGGTTATGTAGCTCGTGGAATAAGACAAATTCTACATAGACACATGCATTTATTAGGATATCCGCCGGAAAGATATGCTGATTTAAGAGTAGTGATGACGCCACCTTCCGCATGGAAAGAGATTAGTAACAATGATGTTATTGATGCTAGATTCAATCGGGCCGGTTCTGTAATGGGTTCTCAAATGATGTCTCAATACGATACATTAGTAGAAATATTAAAGTACCCACCAGAAAAAGCAAGAGAATTTGTAAGCAGAATGAAAGAGCAAAAACTTGATGAACTTAAACTACAAGTAATGGGACAACGCCCAGATATGTTAGGACTTGGACAACCACCAAGTGATTATCCAGAAACAGGAGTTGATGCCAATGGACCTAATCCAGAAATGAAGCCAGATGAAAATCAACCTCCAATGGATATGAATGATCCTAATCAATCACCTGATATGGGACAACAACCCGGAATGGAACAACCACAACAAACACCACCAATAGCACAGCCAGTTCCATTATCTGAACCAACTCCAGAAGAAATTGAAAAATACGATATGAGTATTAACGATTATTCAAGAGATATTGACCGAGAAGAAGTAGATAGGGCAGAATTAAATGAAATTTAAAAAAAAGAGAGATGCATTTGCATCTCTCTTTTTTTGTTTTTAATTACTATAACCACCAGTAGCATCATCTGTTGCTGGTGTTCCTGCATCTGCGGCAGATGGTTTGATCATATCTCCCATATCTTTTTTCTTTACATTTTTTGCATCTCTAATAAAGTTTCTTGCTTCTCTGTGAAGACCTTCCCAATCAATAGAAGCTAAAACTTCTTGAGCTTTACCGCTTTTATCTTCAAATCCTAATTCTTGCATTTTGGCAATTACTTTTTGAACATTATCATAAGTTGATAAAATGCAAGATAAAAATTTACATAACTTGTCGGAATTGCTACCAGCATCATCTTTCTCAGGTAAATCAGGAGAATCTTGAGGGATGACATTATCATCTTGTTCGCGTAGTTTCCTGGTTTTATAGTACTCTTTAAAATTCATAAATTGTGTCTCTATTAAAATTATTGGTTTCTGTTGTAATTAATCAAGAGCGGAAAGAATATATTTTTTGAATATATTGTTGTAAATAGAATGTAAGCCAAGATTGTACTAGGACGAATATAAATATCCTTGAGAGGTGAGTAAACAAACATGCAGAGAAAACTTATTACGGTCGAGGCGTTCGAAAATCTCGAAAAGGGATCACTTTCGTCCGCAGGTGTTGAGATTCTTGAGGCTACCAATTTAATTGGTGAGGCAACGGGACTTGGTTCTTTATCAATGAGATTTTTCGATGCGGATCGCGTCGTATTTGAAACTCAAAATGGTACTTATCTTCACGCTAATTACAAAGTAACTAATAATCAAGTTATTTTGGAAAACCTAACCGAATTGGCGATCAACACTAATAGCATCAAAACTAAAATCCATGAATGTCTGTCCAAACTGTTTGAAGCAGTTAGCGATGATAATATCTTAGAAGCTGATATGCAATTCGAAAGATATATGGAGCTATTCATTGAAGCTCATCGTTCTGGACTCAATAAGCAAATTGTTGAATCCATTAACGAAAGTAAGGGTGGCAAAAAAATGCCCGAAGAGCTTTTAAATAGGTTCAAGAAAGGTAAGGGCGAAAAAGCACTTAAAGAAACTGGTAAGTTTAAAAAGAAGTGCATGGGTAAAAATGTTAGTAAACATACCCCAGACGCATCTAAGTTTGTTAAGGGTGCCGGGAAAGATCGTAAGTTAAAAGAATGGGCAGTACTTGCCGAAAACGTTTCTGGTTATGTTAATATCATGAACGGCCAATCGGAACGTGGACAAGTTCGTATCCATGAAGATCAATCGGGTAATGTTGTAGCTGTTGCAGTTCCAACATCACAAGCTCGCAATGAAGGTAAGCTTTTATCGGTTCAACTTAAGACTCTCAAGAGTGATCTTAAGGTAATGCGAGAATCGGCAAAGTATCTTGGTGGAAACAGTGATTTTATTAAAGCTGTTGTTGCTCTCAAGAGACTCAACAATCTTTCCCACGATGATGAACTACATGAATCAATTGAAAATTTAGTTGCTAAGAACCCAGGTCTTCTTTACCTTTCTGAACGAGAAATTACAGAATTAGTTAAGGGATGCTTGATCGTTGCTAACGAAACTAATTTCGAAGATCAAACTTGTAAATTCATTGCAGAAGGTATTTTACGAGTTGCACACCAAGCATTTAGTGATCGTGCAGGTAGAGTTGTAGAGCTTGCCGGAGAAAAGCTAACCGGTCCTGTCTCTTACGATAAGTTCCGAGAAGTTTCAGAAATATTCTTCCCCAAGCTAGATGAAGCTCTTCATAACGAAATGCAGGTTTATGTAGATCTTTACAATGCACTAGTTGATATTCATGAATTTGCACGAAATGGCAGAAATAGCCATGTAGCAGATCAAGCTTCATCGTTCTTAACAGATCTAAAACCAGTAGTTGAAGGTACAAGGGCTCCAATGATTGGACTTGCATCGGAAGCCGCTGAATGGATTTGTGCCATGACAGAAGCCAATCTAGAAGGTGCAAATGATCAGATGGATGTAAGTAATGATTTTGTTACCTCTTACAAGGGCGATCACCCTGTTCTAGCTGGTAAAGCTAGACAACCTGGACATCCAGCTTTCTTTGATGATGTTTATGGTGGTGGACCCGCTCCCGTAAGTGATGGTGGACAAAAACTTAAAGGCAATGAAGTTGAAATGCAAAATCGTGGATTTGGCAACAAGGGCGGTAAGGATACTTGGCCGACCTTAGATAATCCATATGTTCCAAAACCATTTAACTTCACACTAAATAATGAACCAGGGGTTGATAAGAATTCGGATGATTCATTTGGACAATTCCAAGATGGTGATACCGTCCCAAATCTTAGCAATCCATATATTCCCAAAGCAATAATTTTCCAAGCTAACGATAGTAACTTGGTAACGAATAAGTAAAGTATGAAACGTGTAGATATAAGGGATATTAAAAGTATCCCTTATATCAAAATATTTTTAAAAAAATTATTGTGAGGTGCAATGCAAAATCAAATGTTAATTAGAGAAGTTACCGGTTGGGCCGAGGGATACTTAAACGAGTCATCCGATTCGCGTCTAGCTGGTCGGCTTTTCTTCCGGGGAAAATTTCAAGAAGCAAATGCAATAAATAAAAATAAGCGGATGTACCCATATGAGGCTCTTAACGAAAACGTTAAAAGACTTCAAGAATCTGTAAAAACCGGTGCCCTAACAGGAGAGCTAGATCACCCAACAGACTCCGTAGTTCACTTTAAAGAAGCATCTCACAAAGTTACCAAACTATGGTGGGAAAACAATGTTCTTATGGGTGAAGCAATGATACTTAGTACTCCAGCGGGTAAAGTATTACGTGCTTTGATGGAAGATGGAGTTAGAATTGGAATTAGCAGTCGGGGTGTTGGTAATGGCGTGGCAAATAATGAAGGTGTCATGGTTATTAGTGAAGGATATAAGTTAATTACATTTGACGTAGTTGCTGATCCTAGCACACACTCAGCCTTCCAAGAAAGAGTTGTTGGTAAAAGAAATGAAAATGTACAAATGGATGAGTTCTATAATGTACAAAATTACCAAGCACCGAAAGTAAAACCTAAAGCAGAAGCAGTCACAGCTTTGTTCCGTTATTTAGTAGAACAAAAAATTAACAAATAAGTAACTAAATACGACAGAGATTTAAATGAAAAGAAATGAATGTTACACCCACCCGCCCCTGGCGGGCTATACGGGGAAGCCCGACCTAGACAATAGGAGTTTATAATAATGAGTAAGGGGCAGGATAAGGTACTCGACGTTCTCGTGAACATGGTTGGAGAAGAACACCGAGATCAGATTGTTGAGATGGTTTCCGAAATGGAAAATCGTCTTGAAGAAGCCAAACAAGCAGAAGTTGAAGCTGTTCATCAAAAGATGGAAGAAAAACAAGCTGCACTTAAAGCAGAATACGATGCGGGTTATGCAGAAGCTTTTGAAGCTATCTCTGATTTACGCCATCGTCTTGATACCATCCAAGAAGAACACCAACTTCATATGGTTGAAGAATTTGGTGAAGCTTTCAAGATGGTCAAGGAAGCGGAAAACAAGGCAAATCAAAAAGAACGTGAACTTCGTGAAGAATACGAAGGAAGATTCCAAAGCTCTAACACCTTTGTAATTGATCGTCTTGCTGAATACCTTGCAACCAAGGGCGATCAGATGATGGAATTAGCTCGTCGGGAAACCTTAAATGACCCAACCGTAGCTGAACATCGTGTTGCTCTTAACAAAATTTTAGATGTTGCATCTAATTACTTAGTAGAAGGTCAAGTAGCTGCTGTAGCCAAGAGCAAGCAAGAAGAATTACATAAGGCAGTCGAAGACCTTCGCGGACAAGTAAGAATTTTAGAGAATCGCAACGTTCGTCTTACAAATGAAAATGTAAAGCTAAACGAAGTTGCACGCCAAGCTAAGAACGTTCTAACCGAAAGCACTCGGGTAGAACGAGAAAGCCGTAAAGAATTGTCCAAGAAAGCTACAGGCCGAGGGGATATTGTAAACTCTGGCACAAAAGTTATTACCGAAGCTGATGAAAATCTTCCGGAAACAACCAAGGGTAACTTGGAAGTAAAGAAATGGTTCAGTGACATGAAGAAGCTTTCCGGACAAAGCTGAAAGTAAATAACTAATTATTTCTTAAACAATTAAGACACTAATAGTGTCAGAGAGCCAGATAAAATATGTACGATATTAGTTTAAACTCAGATTATCTAAATGAAGCCGCAATTTGCGAAAAGGAATGGTCACAGGAAGGTTTCCTTTCTGATATCAAAGATCCTAAAGTTCGCAAGATGACATCAGTTCTCCTAGAGAACCAACGGCTATATAACGAACGTGTTACCGATACTTCGGACGTAGCACAGTTCAAACGTATTTCGATTCCCCTTGTTCGGCGTATTTTCCCACAATTAATCGCCAATAAGATCGTTTCAGTACAACCATTACTCGGACCATCCGGTTTGGTGTACTATCTCCGGTTCCGTTATGCATCTAACAAGGGTGATATGCGTGGAGCTACTCTCCAAGCTACTGGTGGATACCCAAGTGATGATGATGCATCAATGCAACAGAAGTATGATGGTAGCACCAACCTCAAGCCTTATTACACCAGCCAAGTTGTCAAGGATGAAACCCAAAACAACGCAGGTGGTGGTACTTCGCTCACATACACCTTAGAAAAGACACCAGTTGTTCAAGGTACTTTACTTGGTACTGTTTATGACGGCACAACCGCCATTCAAACTTTCTCAACAAATACCTCTGGCGTTATTTCATTTACTGATATCGGTACACCTTCACCAAAGGTTACTGCCGCTACCTTAAATCTTGCAACAGGTCTAGTGACTTTCACATGGTCAGCAGATCCAGCCGCCAACTCCATAATTGCTTCATATGAATACAATATGGAATGTAACCAAGATTTACCTGAAGTAAATATGGTTATTGAATCTGAGCAGATCGAAGTAAAGACTCGGAAAATCAAAGCCGCTTGGACATTCGAAGCACAGCAAGACATTCGTTCACAGCACAATATGGATGCTGAAGCCGAACTAACTGCTGTTATGGCCCAAGAGCTAAATCTCGAAATAGATCGGGAAATTTTAGGTGAATTGTTAAACCGTGCTTTAGTTACTACAAGTTGGGACTTATCAACCGCTCTTGGCGTAAACATTAAAGAACGTTACGAATCACTATACGTTAAGCTAGTTCAAGTTAGTGCAGCTATCCACCGTAGAACCCTTCGTGGTCCTGCTAACTGGATTGTAACCTCACCAGAAATTGCAGCTATCTTTGAAACAGCAGTTGCAGGATTTGCTCCAATTCCTTCGGAAACTTTCAGTAGCGGTCTAGGTATTCAGTATGTAGGTACTGTTGGTCGTAGATGGCAGTTGTTCAAAGATCCAAACTTTGCACAAGACAAGATCCTAATGGGTTATAAGGGTGATTCGCCATTTGATACGGGCTTCTACTACTGTCCATACGTACCTCTCACCATGACTGGTGTTGTACAAGATCCAGAGTCGTTCAACCCACGTAAGGGAATCATGACTCGTTACGGAATTAAGATGTTACGCGAAGGTGCTAAGTACTACGGTCGTATCACAGTACTTAACTACACCGCAGTATAATGCTGATTTAAAAGATAATTCTTTTGACTCCAACCATTTATGGTTGGAGTTTTTTTATTTAGCTTTAATAGTACTCTTTCAATTAATATCTTACATCTTTTAGATGGTTGTTTAGTTAAAAATCCACAAGCTTTTCCCGCATCATAGTTGATTTTTAATTTTCCAAATTGATTTTTAGTTGGATCAATGATTTGACCATTTTTATTTTTAAGAAACCAATGAGTTTCACCGGGAGCCAATCCTTGTTGCCACCATTTATGGGTTATGACGAATGATTGTATTTTTTGTTTTCTACCACCCAATAAATGAAATGCGGCTTCTGCCCCTATGTAACAATGTCCTACACCTTTGGGTTTAAAAGATAAATTTTTGACTATTTTAAACCATTTTGGATTAAGCAAACTATCATCCAAACAATCGTTGATAATTTCACAAATTTGATTTTCTCGTCTCATGTGTTTTCAAATCGACAAGTCAAGTAAAAAACTTGAAATTTTGGTCTTAAAGTTTGTCAAGAGCAAATTCGATAAAACAGTTTAGGTTTTGTTGAGAGGAAAAAATGCAATATTACACACCAACTGACAATTACGCAAAAGAACTTAATAGCGTGGCGGAAGAGATTTTAAATAGAACCTGTTGGGGAGGATTGTTTTTAATAACAAACAGAGCTTCAGCACTTAATGCATTAAAAGAAGCATTAAATGAAATACGTGAGTTGATAAATTATTGGTACGAAGATAGAGAAGATGCATTAACAAAAATGAGAGATCCTGGGAGGATTTCTAGATTTAGAGTGTGGAGAATTTTAAATAAACATCTCCATTCATATGGAGATAAAAATTTTATCAACACTATTTATGATCAAGTTCTAGGTAAAGGAAAAACAATGTCCTATGGAACTTGGAAAATCTTACAACAAGGATATAGCAATAATGTATCAACCTACTAAGCCTATGGAACCAATTCTTACAAAAATGATCTTTGTAAGATCTGAAGAAAATTATGGAAATTTCATAAAAATAAGTACACTACCACAACCAAAAGAAGTTACTCATTTTTTAATCAAAACTGATAGTTATGGGGATTTTACTTTACAATATTATAGAGAAGAACCAGTTGCAGATAAAGTAAAAGCAAAGTTACAAAAACAATATGAAAAAGATATAGCATTATATGAGGAAAAATTAAAATTATATAATGAGTATTTAGAAACAACTAAAAAAGAACAAATAAAAATTCAAAAAGATAACGAATATAAAACTTACTTAAAACTTAAGGCAAAATATGGTAAATCCAACACAGATAACTAATTTTAATTTAAACCAACCTGAACTTGAAGAAACAATTTTATTCTGGATTTGTGCAAGTGGTAAGAATGGTAAAACCGCTGCCAATTGCCTTAATAATTTATTAAATAAATGGAAAAAAACTAATGAAACTCCATTTAACACTATAAGAAAAATTATTCATAAAAGTGACTTACCGGAAGAACTTAAAAAGCATGGCATAGGATGTTATAGTAGTAAAGCTAAATCATTCACACAATTAGTACGATCTAATATTAATCTAAAGACATGTAATGTAGATGATTTAGAAGCCATTCATGGCATTGGCCCTAAGACAGCGAGATGTTTTTTAATGCATAGTAGACCTAATCAAAAATTAGCAGGTTTAGATACTCATGTTCTTAAGTTTTTAAGAGATTTAGGTATCGCTGTACCCAAAACAACACCTGTAGGAAATGTATATAAAAAAATTGAAAAACAATTTTTAAATTTAGCCGATATCATCAATATGGAACCGGCTAAATTAGATTTGAAAATATGGAATACTTATTCATCTAAAAACAACATAGAGATTAAAAAATTTCTTAACGAATTCTCGACTTTGTTGAAGTTGGCAAGGGACAAACACCACCGGGACACGAAGACCCCGAAGAAGGAACTATTTGCAATGGTATAAATTGTTGTGGTATAAATTGTGGTTGATAAGATTCTTTTCTCCATGAATTATTAGATGGAGAATAAACCCATTCGCCAGTACCATCCCAACATTTTTGTTTCCATAAGCCGTTTTCTTTTCTCAATCTATCTTCTCCACCTTTTTCAGCGATCCAATATGGCTTAGTTGGATCGTTTTCAATTATTGGAGTTTTAGGTGTGATTTTTACTGGCTCTGCTGGTTTTGGTACTTCAATAGGTTTAAAAATTTGGTGCCCATCACTAAAATTGAAATTTAATCTGTTTAAACTAGTAAATGAAAAATTATCTCTAGTTAAAGGTTGATCCTCTGCTAAGGAAACAGTAGAAAAACAAACAAATACAATCATAGATATTAAAAATCTCATAGGAGTATCTCCATAATATTCTTAATATCTATGATTGTTATAAATTAAATATTGCCAATTAGTATGGCAATAAACATTAATCAAGCAAATCCACGCCATCTAGCGGCTGTTGCATCGTAAAATAACCTAACGCCTTGATTTTGTGTTAATGCAACGTTAGCTCCCGTGTTAAATACAAATCTATTGGCATCTACGCTAGAGCTAGATTGATTTACCAATGTAAGTGTAACGTTACTGGTGTTAACCACTAAAACTTCTTGACCATCTGCACCGGCCACTAATCCTGTAATATTATAGCTTCCATCGGATGTCAATAGCATAAAACGACAAGCACCTGGATCATAATCGTTAACGTGAGCGGTTAATTGGGTTGGCGACAATGTGCCACCAAGTATTGTTTTGTTTGTACCGTATATTGTACCGAGATTTAAATCTGTCATTAATAGTTCCTTTTTGAATATTATTGTAACATATTTAGTATGGTAGAATATAAAATATTTTATATTCTACCATACTAAATAGCATCTAGATCAAATAAATTTAAACATAGCTCTTGGTAGATCTTGTTCTGGGAATCCTTCAAAGCTAGAGAATGCAAATACTTCCCCTGAAGTAATCATTTTTTCAATGGTTTTCCTACGAACTCTTAAGCATCCTACTGGAATATCTTCACCGGTATTAAAATCCTTAAGATGTCCGTGAACATCACCCCAACTATTACGAATAAGACCATATTCATCTGTTACTTCTGCATCTACACCAACTATTGCCATTTGGTGAGCCCATTGTCCGCTTGGGGCATGGAAGCCATCAGAACGTGGTTCCATTTCAAAGCCTTGATTAGATGCAACGGTACATGGGTAACCATTACATAATGCAGTAACTAATTCATCCCACGATTTGATTCTAGCTGCAGATTTGACAGGATGTTTCTTGCCAATCTCTAGGAATTTATTTGGTGGACCGGGAGGGGCACCCCATTGTCTTGCAATCGATCCTGAGTATTGTGGCACACCTTCTTCGTCACTAGCTAATACTCCATATTTAACTATCGCTTCTGCCATCCATGAACCAAGCGATCCATCTCCTCTTAACTGACCACCACCAACTTGAACACGACCAGTACCATATAAATAAGGAGCGAAAACAGGACGATATTTTTCACGATCTCCTAACATCAAAATTTCAGAACACATTAAATATTCAACAGCATTACGGGCACCCCAACTAACGCAATCTCCTACTTGTTGTGCAACGTTTTCAATATCCCTACCTAAAACTTTTCTTACTACATCATGAAGCATGATTCTTCGTGAACCTTGAAAATTTTTAATTTCAAAGTTAACGAATGAGGGAGAATCTTTTAAAATTTCCCATTCTTTTTCTGCTTTTGCTTTTCCCAACCAACCTTTAAAACCACTCTGATAAAATCCAGCGATTATATTCATGATATTTTATTTCCTTTTCCCATATTAATTAAGGAGGAAGGAAATAAAATATTTTTTAAGTTATAAGTTTTTGCAACAACCAATGGTTTCTAGACCAAAATTGATTAGTTCTTAGATATGATAATAGTTCTTCATCTTGACAATTAGCTTCCTGTAAAGCGTCCGCTAAAATGGGTATAATTTGAAATTCGCCATTTTCATTGATATGTTTGGCAAGATGAATGGTATCGAAATTTTTCCATGTCTCTTCAAAAGATTTGTGTTTTTCAATATTTTGATAACTTTGATAAATCCATTTTTTATTATTAGTAACTTCTGCCACATCATGAGCAACATAACTAGCTGTATAAAAATTATGAACACTTCCTTCCGAAAGTAAATCAACAATATAAGAAATATAAAATAAAGAATTATATGATCCAAATACAATATTTGGAGAATGTAGAATGGTATTAATAGAAGCGATATCTTCTTCGGAAGCTTTTGAATTTTTGTCTATATCGTCTAAGATTTTTTTTGGGATTTGACTGTTTAGGTATTCTTTTTCAAAAATTGGCAATAAGGATTTGGTCCATTCAATAATAAGAGGCTTTAGAAAATTGCTTGGCAAATTTTCTAAAGCCTCTTCTCGATACTCATACTTCCAAAATTCTTCTTCAGTCAACATATCAATATTTACTTGACCGCACCTAAACCTTCAGCAATTTCGTTCCAAGCGGTCTTAAAATCTTCAAGAGTTACAATTTTTTTATCCGTATAGAGTTTGAATACTACGTCTTCAAGTTCTTTTAATGCTGGTGCCCATTCTTCCTTCTTAACTCCGGCATTAGTTAATGCTGTTATGTTTGAAGTTGGTGTTTGTGCTAATACATCTTCAATCTTTAAAATTCCACCTGCTGCAATTTTAGCCGCGATTCCTCTATATGAACTTGCTAAATTTTTAGCAGCAACTTTTGCTTCTGCGGAAACCTTATCATTAGCTATCTTCCATGTAGTAGATGCAAGTTTATACTTACCATCTGGGAATACAGGATCATCTACATTTACATCTGTCCCCGTTCCAATCTTAACTTCCAATTTTATAAGTTGACTTCTTACATCGGCATCAACAATATTCCCTTCCTTTTTTTCTACAAAAAGATAACTAACAGAAGCAATAACGGTAAGAGTGCGTTTCTTAGTTCCTGTGCCAAAGTAAATTGTATTTTCATTTTCGTTGAAAAATTTTTGTTCTTGATTTCCGTCAAAAACCTTCCATAGCACACTTGTCTTCA